CTACCGCTTACTACCTGTCGCTCCAAAAGCGGAGGGGCGCATCTCTTTTTGTTTTTGGCGGAAGAAGTTCCAGCGGCAGATGTGCGTGACAAGCTGGCTGAGTTTGCGTCGGCACTGGGCTTTGGCAATTGTGAGATATTCCCCAAGCAAGAAGAAGTGCATCATGACCGGGGAGACGTAGGAAACTTTATCAATCTCCCTTATTTCAACGTCAAGTACACAACACGCTATGCTCTGGATAGTGACGGTGAGTCATTAGACATCGAATTCTTTTTAGATTCCGCTGAAAGTTCCAGGAAAACATTTAAAGAATTACGCGCCTTCCCCAAGGGAACGGACACAGAAGTTATCCCCAATGGTCCGCCATGCCTACAACAACTGACCGCAACCGGAATACCTGAAGGCGGACGCAACACCACCCTTCTTAATATCGGTGTGTACTACCGCCTGTTCTCCCCTAGTGACTGGAAAACTTTACTGGAAGGACACAACCAGAATTATTGCAATCCCCCCCTGGCGGCGAAAGAACTCGTGACGATCCAGAACCAACTGGACAAGAAGGACTATTTCTACACGTGCAAGCAAGAACCACTGCTGAGTCATTGCAATCGGTCTTTATGCCGTACCCGCAAGTATGGAGTAGGCACCGGACAACAAGCTGTTCCTATCCTCGGTGGGCTAACCGTGGTGGAGTCGGAACCTCCTGTCTGGTTTGTAGACGCAGACGGAGCTCGGCTCGAACTGTCCACCAAACAACTGCAATTGCAAATAGAGTTTCAACGCGCCTGTATGGAACAGATGTACCGGATGCCGACCAGAATGAAGGAGTCGGATTGGCGCGATCTCGTAGACAATCTTCTGGACACCGCGACACGTATTCCAGTGCCGGAAGAACTCACCCACAAAGGACAGTTCCTGGAGTTAGTGGAGACTTTCTGCACTTCCCGGATCCGTGCTCACTCACCGGAAGAGTTACTCACGGGCAAACCTTGGACAGAGGAAGGGTATACCTATTTCAAGCTTGGCGCTCTACAGGACTACCTAAAAAGGTCTGGATTTGTACATTACACCAGAGGACAGATTACGGAACGCCTCAAGGAAATGAATGCCAATGGCGCTGCCTACAAACAATATCGTTTCAAGGACGACAAGGATGTGTGGTGCAGGGTCCGGGTGTGGTTCGTACCTGAAGTTGTCAAAGGAGATGTGGAACTACAGCCAGTGGTGTTCGAGGAAGAGGACGTACCGTTTTGAAGTTACGCCCAGTTCCTATCGTACTGAGAGAGGCTAATGATTTTGTGGAACAATACCACAGGCACAATAAGCGTACACATGGTGGACGATTTGCTATTGGAGCTACAACAGGAGAATCGCTCGTTGGTGTAGCAATTGTGGGGCGCCCTATCGCCCGTCTTTTGGATGATGGTTATACAGCGGAGGTTACTCGATGCTGTGTCTTGGATGAGTCTCCTAAAGGTACGTGTTCTTTTCTATATGGCCGCTGCTGGAGAATCTGGCAACAAATGGGCGGCACAAGAATGGTGACCTACACCCTTCAAACTGAAAGCGGGTCGAGCCTCAAGGGGGCGGGCTGGAAGATTGTCGGGGAAAATGTCATCGGCGGTGGCTGGAATCGTGAAGGACGGGAGCGTAATTGGCAACCTATCTACGGACAGCTTAAATTTAGATGGGAGACTACATGACACAAGAACTTCTTTTTTACGGACCCCCAGGCACGGGCAAGACTCAGAATATTTCAAATCTAATACGTGCTGCGATAGAAGAGGGAATCCCCCCTGAGAGAATTGCCTGTGTCTCCTTCACTCGCAAGGCAGCAGCGGAGAGCCGGGAACGTGTCTGCAAGGACTGGGGTCTTACAGAGAACATGCTGCCTTATTTTCAAACTCTTCACTCAATGGCCTACCACGCAGGTGGCTTCAAGTCTTCCGACGTAATATCCAAGGACGATCTGGAGGTAATAGGAGATAAGGTAGGTTTGCCTTTTTCAACAAAAAGTCGAGGCGATACAGACTTTGATATGCTCGGTATTTCAGATGGGGACATGTATCTTGGCCTGCACCACTTGGCACGGAGCAAGAAGATGACTCTCGAACAAGTGTATGCTGAAGAGGCCAATTACGATATCCAATGGAGCTTGTTGGTACACTTGGTCAATGCTTATGAGAACTTTAAAAGTGTACGGGGGAAGATTGATTTTACGGATATGATCGAAGAGTTTGTGCGATGTGACTCTCCTTTGGGCATTGATGCATTGTTCGTGGACGAGGCGCAGGATTTATCCACCTTGCAGTGGGACATGATCAACATTCTTCGACAAACCTGTCGCACACAAGTCTTCACTGGCGATGACGACCAAGCCATCATGGGATTCCAAGGGGCGGATGTCCCAGCTTTTCAGAACTGTACCTCAAACAAGCAAGTTCTAACGCAGTCGTTCCGTGTTCCGCAAAAGCCATACGAGATCGCCAATGATATTGTGAACCGCATTAGAGGTCGAGCTCAAAAGGCATGGTATCCCACAGAGAAGCTTGGTTCTGTGCATTGGCACAATCGTCTCGAAGAGGTTCCGTTGGAGGAGGGGGAGTGGTGCTTATTGGCGCGTACAAACAGGATTGTAAGCCAGTGTGCGAAAAAGTTGCGCGAAGAGGGGTGGGTGTACAGTCGGTTTGGACATCCTAGTATACCCCCAAAAGCATACGATGCTATTCTTGCATGGGAAGATTGGATGAAGGGAGCATCTCTGGATGCTCCTGAAATTAAAAACATCTATACTTACATGGACGCTAATGTTGGCTACCTGAAAGGTTATGGGCCGAGATCCAGGACTTTTCTAAACAGGGAAAAAGGTGTTTTATTTTCGATGGACCAGGCTCGTTCTGAACTTGGTCTATGTGCTATGGAAGGGAGATGGCACGAAGTACTTGGGAAAATTGATAAGGAGACTAAGTACTATATCCTCAACGCTTTGAAACGTGGTGATAACGTAAAGAAGCCGCGCATAAAAGTGAGTACCATCCATGGCATGAAAGGTGGGGAATGCGACAACATCATAGTGATTCCAGATCTATCCCCGGCGGCGTATCGGGAATATCGGAAGAACCCAGAGACAGAGCATCGAGTGTTCTACGTGGCAGTAACAAGGACCAAGAAAACTCTCCATTTGTTAAGCCCTATGGACACCAAGGGGAGATTCTACGAGATATGACACCAGATGCCCTTCTTACCAGAGCCGCATCCTTGGTCAGTGGCGAAAGAGCCAGACAGCATGGGGATTACACACAACTACACTCACGGATTGCGGAACTCTGGTCTGCTTATCTCAAGGTTCCTGTGTCGGATGCCCAAGTTGCTTTCTGCATGGTGTTGCTCAAGGTAGCCAGGGACGAGGTCGGGGAATTTAACCAAGATGACGGCGAAGATGCTACAGCGTACACGGCGCTATGGGCCGCGCTATCCCATAACAAAGAGCAGAAGTAATGCGCGACGATCTCTTTGAAGAGTCCACCTGGACCCCTACGGAAACGCTTCCTGATTTATCTTCCGAGAAGGTCATAGCCATAGATGTGGAAACACGGGATCCAAACCTAAAGACCTTGAGAAGGTCATAGCCATAGATGTGGAAACACGGGATCCAAACCTAAAGACCTTGGGTCCGGGCTGGCCTCGGAAAGACGGAAAACTTATCGGGATCGCTGTAGCGACAGATGACTGGCGCGCTTATCTTCCTATCGCCCACTGGGGTCCAGGCAACATGTCCAAGAAACTTGTGTGCCGCTGGTTGCAGGACCAACTGGACCATGGGATGTCTGTTGTTTTCCACAACGCCCAGTACGATCTCGGATGGCTTCTGACAGAAGGAATTGAAATAAAAGGCCAGATACTGGATACCATGGTCGCAGCGCCGTTGCTCGATGAGAACCGTTTTAGCTACGCTTTGAATGCCTTGGGCGCCACGTATCTCGGAGAGCGGAAAGCCGAGGATGACCTCAGACGTGCGGCGGCGCAGCATGGAGTAGACGCCAAGTCGGAAATGTGGAAGCTTCCGCCGGCGAGGGTTGCCCTGTA